TCTTCATCTGGTAAGATATTCTATGCTGATGCAGAATTTAATATTAAGAACTACGCATTAGATCGTCTTGAAGAATACACTCTTCAGGCATTAGATGATACTTTAGTTTCTCCTGCTCCAAGTTCTACATTCCTTAAGTTCTATAGTACACCAGCATCTGCTCATTATGATAAGAGATCTATTAGTGGTATCATAAGATCCAATTTAAATCTTCTACGTGAGCAATTAAAGCAAGATACTTATTACACAGGAATAGCACAAGTTAATGGACTTACTATCCCAACACTAACCTATGGTACACGTTCCATTCCTGCTGGTGTTGGTGGTGGATTAGCACCTGCAGACTTCTTATATGGTTTATCTAGTGATGCTTTTGCAGAACTAGAAGATATAACCATGAATGAAGGTAAAGTAGTACAAGTATACCAAAGATTTAGAATTGATGGTGATATTACTGATGGTCCTTTCACTATGAATGAGACAGTCGCTAAACAGGGTGCTCCATCTATTACGGGTGTAGTTTACGGGTATCACTTCGATGAAAATTACAAGTACTTAGATGTACGTGTAACTGCTGGTCCTTGGGCAATTACAGATACAATTGTTGGTGCTACAAACTCAACAACTGCTCAAATTAGTTCTATAGAAAATAGAGTTCAGGTTATCGATCTTAAGGGTAATTTTGTTGATAATATCCCATTCAAAGGATATACAAGTGGTGCTACTGCAACTCCTACAGGATTTATTAAGACTGATGCTGCTGTACTTACAAATACTGGTGGTACTCTAACAGTAGATACTGAAACACTTAATGGTACTTTTGAAACCACATGTGTTGTTTATCCTGAAAGTTCTAGACAATATATCGAAGTTTCTAAATTCGCTGGTCTTGATATTGGTATTGGTAATAGAATTTCTTCTAGTGGATATACTAGATTACAAGTTTCTATTGTTAGTGGATTGAATAACTTCACTGTTGGAAATAAGGTTTATAGAGTAGTTGCTGGTATTCAAGATACAAACACATATGGTTATATAACTGATTTAGATCTTGATAATAATTACATATACGTGACTGAATATGCTGGATCATTTACTCTAGGTGACTTTATTGGTGATTATGGATTGGAATCAAATCCAATTGGTTATGCAAGTGTTAGCACGAGGGTTGTTACAACTGGTGCTGCAGCTGCACAGGTACAGGATGTTAGAATTAGTGGTGTTAATAAGAGATTGTATCTTTCAGATATAGTTGGAACATTTGATCTTAAAGATGCAATTGTTGGACCTGATGGATATGAGGCAATCGTATTAACTAAGGTTGATCTTAAGGCACGTGTGAAGAGAGCATTTAAAGGATTTGATGGTACTCAGACATCATTCAAGTTAACACAACAAAATGGTACTTCATACCTCCCAGATCCAGCAGGACATCTATTAGTGTTCATTAATGGTATTCTGCAACCTCCAGGTGCTTCTAACGCATATACAGCGTTCTCAGACACTATACAGTTTACAGAAGCACCAGATTTAGGGGCATCATTTACAGGGTTCTACGTAGGTAAATTGAGACAATTGGATGATATTTCATTCGAGTTCGACTCCTTACGTCAGTCATTCAACCTTAAGCGTAATGATGTATTCTATTCACTAACACTTACAGAGGGTGTTCAATCTTCTACCATACGTCCAGAAAACAATATTCTTGTTTCGCTCAACGGTGTTCTACAAGAACCTGGAATTGGTTTTGAAATTGTTGGTTCTAGAATTATCTTCTCTGAAATTCCTCGTGTGGGATCAACATTCGTTGCCTTCTCATACGTTGGTTCTGAAGCTGACGTTGACGCTGCTGAGGTCGTACCTCCAGTTGAACCAGGTGACTTTATTGACATCCAAGGTGAGACAGAATCTAGAGAAGTTGCTGTTATTGAATCATCAAACTCCTTAATCACCTTCGACTATCTTGGATCAGTCTTTGGTAAGGATGCTAAAGGATCAGCAGCAATAACCCAAGGGTTCATAGATTCAGTTCAAGTAACTTCTGGTGGATCTGGATATACTTCTAGACCAACAGTAAGGATTGATTCAATCTCTGGTTTTGAGGGTTCTATCAAAGCACTAGTTGGTGTTGGTGGTGTTGAGATTAGTAATCCTGGATCTGGATATGAAACTCCAGGTATCGCAGTTGAAACCTCAGTCCCTGACGATTGGACTGCTCCTGACTTAAGTGCTTATGGAGAAGAATTCGTTGATCCTGAAATAGGATGATCAAACACTAATAAATAACTAAAAAAATAGTAGCGAGTAATGGCTAAACAATCTCTAGGTCTTGGTACTGCAGCAAACGACAATACAGGGGATACTCTGAGAGTTGGTGGTGACAAGATAAATGACAACTTTAATGAGATTTACAGTGCTATTGGTAACGGTACAACATTAACCCTCAGCGTTACTAACCCTGCTGTTGGTCAGGTGTTACGTTATAATGGTTCTAGTTTTCTCCCGTCGGATTATTCTAATTTAACATCAGCATTAGATGTTAATGGAAATTCGATTATTTCTAGTGCCAATGGTAACATAGCAGTTGCTCCTAATGGAACAGGAAATGTAACTATATCTGCTGGTAGTATTACTAGCACCTTTACTGGTGCTGATGGTGTTATTGATATGCCAACAAAGGTAAAGTATAAAAATGAATTTGCAAGTCTTGCTGCTGCTCCTGCTGCTGCAACATATACAGGATATTTCTTTACTGTAGATGGTGATGATAATCCATATGTAAACATTAATATTACTGCTGGTGGTGCTGGAGATGTTAGAGCAAAGGTTGCAACAGAATATTCTGGTATTGATATTTTATCAGACGTTGATACTACAACTGCTGCTCCTACTAATAATCAAGTTTTGAAATGGGATTCTACTGCTAGTAAGTGGAAACCTGGAGATGATTCTGCTGGTATTTCTTCTATTAACCTTTGGGCATCTATTGTAGGTGACACTGGTACAACAACAGCAAATAGTCAGACAGATACATTAACTATTGCAGGTGGTACAAATATAACTACTGCAGTTTCTGGAGATACATGTACAATTAATTTCTCTGGAACTTTGACAACTACACTTGCTGCTTTAACAGATGCTGATACTTCTAGTGTAGTTCAAGGTGATTCATTATTCTACAATGGAACTAGTTGGATTGTAACTAGAAGTCCAATTATATGGTGGGAAGTAAATGCAAGTGGTTCATCTGATTATACTATCAATGGACCTGGTTTTGCATCTCCTCAAAGTGACCCTACTTTGTATGTTCAAAGAGGATTTACTTATGCATTTGATAATACTATACAATCCACTGCACATCCTTTCAGAATACAAAGTACTCAAGGATTGAGTGGTACTCCATATACAGATGGTCAATCTGGTAGTGGAACTGCAGTTCTTTATTGGACTGTACCTATGAATGCTCCAAGCACACTTTACTATCAATGTACAATCCATGCTGCGATGCAAGGACAAATTAACGTTGTGAGTTAATAAATGGCAAGAACTGTTTCTGGATCTGGTGCTGTAATTGAACCAATTTTTGATGAAGTATTTGGTGTTCGTGCAGTAAATGTAGTCAACGGAGGTACTGGATATACATCTGCAGATCCTCCAAGATTGACAGTAACTGGTTGTGGTACTCCAACTACACCCGCATTATTGTATCCGATCATAGATCAGGATTCTGGTAGAATAATTCATGTACGTGTTCTTGATAGAGGTAAAGGATACGATCCTTTAAGATTGGGAATTTATCCTCAAGCAGAAACTCCAAATGTAGTAGATTCATTTGATATTAATAAGGTTTGGCAGTCACATCCAAATTCTCCTACTAGTGGTTCATTTACTTTAAACAGTGATTCACCACCAAAAAAGACAGATAGATTAAGAATAATATCAGATAATCATCCTAAACCCACTCCTACAGAGGCAGAGAGAGTGCCTGGCGGTGGTCCTTTAGTTGATAGATCATTTGATCAGACTTTCATTTATAGAGGTGGTAAAGACGTTCCTAATCCTGGTACTAGAGAAGTACAACCAGATAAGGTTATAGGTATTTTAGCGAATGGTGGTTTATTACATACTCCAGAATGGGGTCCAGACGGTAACCCATTTCCAGGATTTGCTCTTGATAGTGTAAAACATAGTTATGTAAAGAATAATACAGAATATGATGCTGTAGTTGAAAATAATGTTAGTTATTATCAATCAAGTAGAGTTCTTAATGAGTTTAAACTTAAAAATGGTACTTTTGGATTTGGTAATTTAAGACAATTTACATGGAATATCAAAGTAGAATTTGATAATATCATGTTAACAGTTACTAATATTGATGAATCTATAGGAACTATTGAAGTAGGAAGAACTGTTGATGTAATTAGTGGGAATGGTAGAGGTGAAATATCAAAAATTGTTAGAGATAATTTAAATAATATTACTAGAATATACCTTAGACAAACAAGTGGAAGTTTTAATGATCAGGATTTAGTTTTAGGATCAACAGGATTTGGATTTAAGATTAATGCAGTTCCTATAGCATTAACTAACGGTATTTTTTATATTGATTTTGGTACTGATGCTTCGGAATTTGGAGCATTTATTCCAGGAACTTATTATTTTGCTCCACAAGATATACAAGTCCAGAGAAATTATTTAATTAAATGGAATCAATCAGATAGTAGTAATGGTATAACTGGTACTCATCCTCAAGGACATCCTATGCAGTTTAGTACAACTGCAGATGGTACATTAAATGGTGGTGCTCTTTACTACAATAGTACTTCTTTAGGATATCCAGCTGCAGATTATGAGAATGAGTTTCAACCTCTATTGATAATGAATGAGGATGAAACAACTAATCGCATTTATTATTACTGCAAACATCACAGATATATGTCTGGATATGCTGGAGATGAGGGATATATTAGTTTTAATGCAACAATTGATAATGATCCATTAGTTAATGATTATTATGTAACTGATTTCTTTGCAACTGGTCCTGATTATTCAAGACATGCTGATGGACATTCCAAGATTGTTGGTATGTCTTATGATGGATATCCTATTTACGGACCTTATGGATATACTTCTACTGGTACTATTGCTAAAGAAATATCTGGATTTAGATTTAAAACAACTGGAGAACTTGATGGTGGTAGACCAGAGGTAATTACACCATCTACAGAAACATTTGTTGTAACTGTTTCTAGTGGTAAGTTCTTATTTGGTGGTACTACTCCACCATTCTTAGATTTGAAGAGAGGAAAGACATATGTCTTCCAGCAAAATGATGCTAGTAATGATAATGAAGCACTACTAATATCATCTACTGAAGATGGTTGGCATGCTGGTGTAGCAGGTACTGCATCATATGTTTACACTACAGGAGTTAAGTATTACTTAGAAGGTGAAGAAAAAACATATACTCAATACTTAGCTGGATTTGATGCAGCTACTGCAAGAGAATTAAGGTTCACAGTACCTTCAAATTCTACTACTGCTTTATATACATTTGCTGAAACAACTGCATCTGTTGGTGTAAGAACTGTTCAGGAAGGTTATGTTCTTGGTGATGTAGTTCAGGATCATATTTGGGATAACTCACCTACTTGGGATAGTGGTACTGCTTATGCTCAATATGCTACTGTAAGAAACTCATCTGGAATAATTTACGAAGCAACTGCTGCTATTAGTAGTGGTGGATCACAACCTGTACATACAAGTGGTACTACTAGTAATTGGAAATATGTGCAACCTGTTGGAACTCTAGATGCTTATAATGGTAAATTTGGAGTAACTCCTGAGTATCCAAATGGAACTTATGCTTACTTTATGACAGAGGATGCTGCAGGTACTCCTGTTTTTCCTTATGTTATTGGTCCAAGATTTTATGGAGTTCCTATATTTGAAGGTGATACACCTCCTGATGCTAACAATGTATTCCCTGCTGGTGCAGAGGGTGAGGTTGTTTTAAGTACCGATAATCCAGGTACGATTGCTTACGTTAAGATGACCCAAAAGGGTGATAATTATTTCGGTGCTGCATCAGCAAGAATTTTAGGTGGTCAAGGAACAGGTGCTACAGCAAGTCCAGTAGTTCAGACTATTACTGGTCTTTCTCTAATTAATGGTGGTAGAGAATATGCAAGTCCTCCAACATTAATCTTTGAAGGTGGTGGTGGATCTGGTGCTGAAGGTGCTGCTAGTATTGATAAACTAGGTAAGGTTACTGGTATTTCTATTGTAGATAGTGGTGAATATTATCAAGAACCTCCTTACATTTTAATCAATGGTGGTGGAGGTTTAGGTGCAAAAGCTGTTGCAACTATTTCTCAAGGTTCTATTAGTTCTATAACTGTTACGGATCAAGGTAAGGGATATACTTCACAACCAACTGTTATATTCACAAAACTAGTTAATCTTAAACGTAAGACTAGAGCAAGACAGGCATATAACTCAGGTGCAAACTATCTTACTGGTCTTGTTAAGGATGTTGCTGCAAATGATACTAGTATCTACGTTGATTCTACTGATGCATATCCAGGTTCTGGAAAACTTATTATTAATAAAGAAACTATATCATATACAAGTAAGGCAGCTGGTAAGTTCTCTGGCATAACTAGAGGAGTTAATTTCAATTATGACCAAAGAGTTATACTTGATGCTGGACAGAATGCAGAAGATGGTACTTCAAACTACAAATTCAGTGTAGGTGATCGTGTTATTAGAAGAGTTGAAAATGCTGGTAACAAGGTTGCTAAAGTATATGACTGGGATCCTTCTACTAGAGAGTTACTTGTTACATTCGAGGTTGATGAATTAGCATTTATTGATGCTGGTATTCCATCTACAGAAGATGCTATTGTACAGTTTGATGCTGGTGTTGCTGATAGTGCTACTTCAGCATATCAACCACATATTATTCTTGATGCACAAAATGAGGTAATTACAACTTTAACAGTACCTATCTCAACTTTACAAGATAAAGCATTCCAAGATATTTTACCTACATCAATAGGTGATGGTATTCCTGATCTAGTAAATACAGGAACAGATTTTGAAAATCAGATACAACTAGATGGTGGTATCTTTAGTTCACTTTATGGTATTGAAGAAACATTAGGTGGTCAGAATACAACTCTATTCCAAGTTGGTGATAGTATTAAAGATGGTGATATACCATTTAAGTATGCAACTATATCAGCTGCAGGTGGATTGAGTGATGGTGTAGAACATACTGCA